GTAGAATTGCGTGCTAAAAAAACGCCTTGTGAGCGTGAGCCTTTAGCGCTATTACAAGGCTTACAACACGCGACCATGTTATCTAAACTAATCGGATCGCCTCCTGACTTGATGCTTTGTATATGGTCCACCGTCATATCGCTACCGCTATACCCGCAATAGGTACAGGTGTAACCATCACGAGCTAATACTCTTAGTCTTTGTTGCTTATATGCACGGCTTACGCGTGGATCGTGCTTACCTTGTACCATTAATAGAAGCCTCGCTTGTTATGGTAGTCCAAGGCTCGACACGGGCTTGAGTGTTTATGAGCTATATATTTTAGCCCTAAGTCTATTTGCTTAAACGGGTCTAACTCTTTCATTTTGAGTAGCTGGGGTATGCCATATGCAGAGCTCTTAGGATTATTAGCTCTCGGGTCCCAGCGGCTTTCTCTATTCCATAGCACCTCTAGGCATCTATATTGCTTTGCATTAAGTAGCTTTATATGCGCGTAGAGTTTGTAGTTTTCTTTATCTCTTTGTGTGTTTATAGCTTGTGATGCAGGCATATTGCCAAATAGCAATAGACCGGCCAATAGCACCGTACTACGCCTGCGAGCTATCCGCGGTAGCGGCTCGCCTGCGAGTATGGAGCGTATACCTATAGTCAAATAGGAGTCAATCTTGAGCGTACTCTTGAGCGTGTCCCACAGGTTATTAACCCTTGTGTATAACTTATGTGGATAACTATGACAAGACATTTAAGAGCTCCTGACTTAATTCATAGGGCACCATGGACCTAGTTTTAGCACCTTTTAATCCTTGAGTCCCTGTACGCGATCCTCTTGGAGCTGCCTCATGGCATGAGTCTCCATTTTTACAAGCTGAGCGAGCAATCCAATTAGGCACATCGCCCCATAAATCGGTTGGTTTCATGCGAGTCTCACCATAGGCACAATATGTAATTTGTCTATGAGTGAAGCCCGACATAATCGCCTGTTTACGTAGCATCCCTCGAGGGTTTTCTATGAGCCAAGCGTAAGGCTTTAGCTCGCGTATGAGATTAAGCGTAAACTCGACTAGCTTTATGCTTTCCATCGCTTGAGTAGTTTTAGGCTTTTTGTCCTTGGTCCAATGACGGCCAATAGAGGCCACGCTAAAGCTAGTACAAGGTGGAGAGGCCCAAATAAAGTGAGGTCGGCCGTACTTGCTCATTAATATGTCGGCGGTAAGGGTTAAGATATCTCGCTCATTTGCCTCGAAATACTCATCTAGCTCTATTTTAATTACGGTGTGCCCTGCATCCTTAAAGGCCTGCGTACTTGAGCCCGTGCCTGAGTAGAAATCGTAAACTATCAATCTTTACCCCATCCCGTACCCTTAAAGCTGATAGCTGGTACGCCGTAAACCTGGGTCATAGCCATATTGCAACAGATAGGCGGATTATCCTCATGTATCGATCGCTCTACCGTGTAACGCATATTGCAAGCTATACATTGATACTCATAACTCGGCATCGGATAACTCCTTTAATTTAGGGTAAGGCTCTTGCTCCCATATAGGTTTAAGTTTCTTATCTAATAAATATACGTAACGATGCTTACGCGAGCGCGGCTCCCAATGACCCTCAAAACCCTTACTCTTACCTCTAGTTAGCTTTGTGCCATCGGCAAAGTAAAAATCGTTTTTCTGAGGCGTTAGCCCGTAGTAGCCAAAATTGCAGGCCTGATATACCGCACCTACGTGCCTAGAGCTATCTGCATAACTAATAACGGCCCTTATGCCACGTTGCTTAAGTATGCGTAAGCTGCGACCTACAAGCATGGATCCGTAGTTTTTACCGTTGAGCTCAGGCTCTAGGACTAACCGACTCATCTCTAGTAACTCGGGATAGTTGCCACGAGGGAGACCAAACGCGCTAGTGGCCGAGTTAGGCACACTTAGCGGCGAGTAGACCACCGCTCCGATTACCTGTATATCCTCAATTAGCCCGAAAGCGTGCTGACCTATAAAGCGCTTAGGTCCTAAGTAGTGGAAAGCATTGACTAGCTCGTAAGCATGGTTATAGCTAATTGGCTCTACCCTAAGCATCTTTAAGATCCTCAAGCATTACTATGCCCATAACACCGCATTTAATACATTGAAGCGATTTAACATAAGGCGGTAGGTTATCGGTTACTACGCGCTCTATGTGCTCTGTTACCTTGCCGCATAGACGGCACTTAGTTTTATAGCCCATAATTAGACCTCTTTAAGTATTGCATCTCAAAGAGATTAGAGCGAGGTACCCAATAGTTATTTTGGTAGGGGTGCTTGTACTTAGCTTGCTTAGCCATATGTACAGGCATCCATCCCATAAGAATATATACAGGGCTTAAGCCTGTAACTAATATAGCTACATCGTTAGGCCTGCCTGCCCCTCTATTTTGTAGGATTAGGTGGCCGTTAGCGTGCTTGGTCCATTTAACCTCTATATTCTCGCCAACGTCGGCCGTATCGTGCGCGTTATCTACTTGAGGCACGTAGGCGTAGTCGCCAAAAAAATTAGCTACGGCCATCTCTGCACCGCACCCCTCTGCCTCTTGCCAAACCAGCTCGTGCCAGTTGCTATAAGTCTGCCCGAAATTACTAGCATCTTTCGGATCTGCATTACGTAACACCGTGCGCTCTAGTCCTACACGGTGCGCCGTAATCTCCTGAGACCTATCGAGAATTACTTTAGCTACGCGCGACATTGTGCGCATAACCATATAACTATCTCGCCGCCTACATCACGATAAGAAAAGCCGCCTAGTGCGCTATGCCATTGATTACATTCGTCGCATTGTTTAGCAGCTATAACCGTAGTATCGCCGTTATCGTGGATAGTCGTAGCTAGCCCGTCTTTAATAAAAGTAATCTCGCCCATGTCTATACCTGCGGCTTCCATTGACCCGTTGAGGTCATGACGTGCCAAATCGGGTTACATTGATTAGCTCGTACTCGCTCGGTGCATTTGTACGCAGCCCAAGGTTTACCCGTAGCTTTAGCCGTGCCCTCGGCCCAAATCATTGTCCCATGAGAGCATCTAGGCCCCTCAGGGACTAGCTCGCCTCCGAGCTGCGTGCCGATTTCTAGCAAAGAGCTTGCCATCGTAGCCATATCCTCGATAGAGGCTTTAGTGCTCCAAGGGTCGGAGTCTGCGGGTAGTGTGTCTACTTTCTGCATATCCTGAGCCGTAGGCCTTGCGTTGTGCTCAAGGCTTGGAGTAAGTAAACCAATAACCCGGCCGTAAGCGCTGGTAATTGTGTCCTCAATAAACCATTTTTTCATATTGTTTGGATAGGTAGAAACGTTACCAAACGCATAATCTACGGCGCTCGGGACCATGTCCTCATATTCGCGATAAGCCTCGGCCTTAACTAAAATAGTGCCCTTAATTACGTCAATATCCTCGATGTAGGCCACGAGTCGGCCCGATGGAAACTCGGATCTAAAGCGTTTAATACGAGCGTTTACGTCCTCGTATCCTGCAAGGAAACTACTCATCGCTTAGCCTCGGCATCTTTTAGCGCCTTAGCAATATTACGCCCGCGTAAGAAACCCTCGCCTAGCCCTACCTTGTAGCCCATTTCATAAGCTGCATAAATAAACAAGCCCATAAATAATACAACCATACCTACTACGATTAAATCTAAACTATTCATTATCTGCCCTTTGTTAAGGCCGATTAAGCTACTAAACCGAGTAGCCCTCTCAGCATTTGTAGTATCAGTATGGAGGCATTTTGTCCGAAAGCAAAGCCTATACGTGTTTGGCGTGTCGCTACTTAGCGAGCCTATCCTCAAGCAAAATTTCGTAGATACGGTCCACGCGCGCCTCAATACGCTCAACACGGCCAGCTAAATTATGGCCGCCGTTATTATCGTGCTTAAGCTCTGATAAATAGTATTTAACAAAGTGTCGGATAAGCCCAGCCCCTAACCCCAAAATAGTAAACGCGCCGAGCGAGATACCAATTAGGAGCTGAGCTTTTTCCATTACTTAGACTTAACGCCGTAAGCGCCCTCATTAGGCGCTATAGCCTTAAGTAGTGGCCCGATTAGCCCCGCTATAAAAGCGTTAGCTAATACTTTAGGATCTGAAATACCCGATAAATACAAAGCTCCTACGCAGCTTATAGCCGCACGGAGGTAGGACTTACCAGCTTCGATAGCTTGCTTTTTCATTGTGCTCTCCTGTAATGCCCTTAAGGGTTTGTCTTACTCTAAACCTAAACTAACGATTAAGGCTTTAGCCTTGGCCGCTGATACCTCTACCTCAAAGTGCATATCGTCCGGTCTAGTCTTAAAATCGCCGCCCCACTTAAGCCCGTACTTTTTAGCAAGCGCACGTATCATCGGGACTTTCTCAGCGGGAAAAGTGTCGTACTTACCTAGCGGGTGTTTAGTCGCATTAAGGTCGATAGCCGTGCCGCTTGAATGACAAGATAATTTTGTAGCATTACCTCTGACCATCCTGTAGGCGTAGCCCCAATCGTCAAAAATGCCCTCGTCTATCGGCTCGATTAGTTCGTGAAACTCCGCAGCAAAGGCGGCCAAGAGAGGCCCAACACTCTCGGCGCACCTTAGCTTACGGTCCGTACCCTTTACAGGGTAGGACTTTATATTTATCTCGGCAGGAGTTTTTGAGGCTGGATAGCCGTTGTAGCTTGTCTCCATTATAAACCGAGAGCAGCCTTTAGATCATCTAACGATAAACCTACGCTTGCTAGTTTTTCGCTAATACTTGGCGGAGTGTCCTCTTTTGCCACGTGCGCATCTACGGCGCTTTGTAATTGAGCGTTAGTAATTTTATCATCTATCGCCGTAATTGTGTTAGTGCCATTCAACGAGTCCATATTTAACCCGCCAGCGTTTAATTCATTATCTAATTGTGCGAGGTTTATTTTTTTAGTTGTAGTTAGCATATGAGCACCATTTTCGGATAGACGGAAGCAGTATCGCCAATAATTGTTGTAGTCCCTGTACCTGTTATTTTGTAAAACCAATCAAAATTGTACGAAACACCGGCGGTCAAACCAGAAATAGAAACAAAACAAACCGCATTGAAAACGGCCGTTCCAGAATAAGCATTATTATAAACAGGAAATCCCATTATAGTGCCAGTACCACCTGTAGAAATAGTCCACTCTGCGGTTGTATTTCCTGAGTTATTAGAAAATCCTTGTAGCATTACTGTTGCAGTTGTGCCAGTTGGTGTCGCGGTAATTCTTGCGTTTGTTGTGCTTACTGCAACAGAGGTTGTAGAGGTTGTACTGTAATTACTACCTGCGTTAATAAGTTTTACGTAAACGGCGGCTCCACTTGCCGGGGCTGCCGCCCATTTCAATCCGGTAGCCGTAGTTGAGTCCGCCGTGAGTAAAGTGTTATTAGCTCCCACGGCTAAACGGCTAAAAGCATCGGCGCCAGTACCTGCAATTAAATCGCCTTTAGCATCTATAGCCGTAGCCATTGAGTTAGTAATAGTTACGTCGCCCGATGATCCGCCGCCGCTAATACCTGTACCCGCAGTTACGGCCGTAATATCTCCTACGGGAGCACCTACCCAAGCCGCACCGTCGTAATACTCAAGAGCGTTAGTATCTTTTAGGAAAGAATACTGGCCCTCTTGAGGAGACGTAATAGCACTCGCTCGAGCTGCCGATGATGCAAAAACGTTAATTCCTTGCATGAGGTAACCGTTTACGTCGCCAGCGGTCAAAACCTCTCCAGTTGTAAAGGTCTTAAACCCTAAACCAGCTGCCATTTTATGCTCCTTAGTACGCTAACACGGAGGTATCGAGCACTCCGTATAGAGATGAGTTTAGTATAAAGCCGTCGATAATCGGCTCTAGTGTTGTAAAAGTCGTTTTCCAAGAGTTAGGCGTTACCCGATGCTGCACTCCGAAAATTTGTAGGGTCTGTTGCAGAGTTGAGTTACCTGGCTGGTTAGTTGTAATTTCTACAGGGTCGAAAAAATCAAGATCTAAAGCGGCGATAATGCCATCGTTATAGTTTGGAGTGTAAAGGTCTAGCTCTATAGCATCGCAGCGGGTCTGCGTATCCTTACGACTTGCCACGTACGCCCGTGCATAATCTAGGGCCGCTTGGTCCGTGTCCATTACTAAATTTTGCTGGTTATACGAGTGCACGAAATACTCCTCGATAGAGGCATCATCTTGCGCGAGCTGAGCCGTACCGCCTATCTTTGTAATGGAGGCCGAGTTATATACCTGCGTATCATCTAAACGCCAGACGGCGTTAAAATATGTAATCTCGCTGCCATCGTCATTAAACACAACAGGCGGCAAAGCCTGAGAGTCAATACAAAAAGCCCTATCGTGCAGCTCTACCGATCCTCTAGCGTTAATATATAAAGCGCCGTACTCGGAGATAGTGGCCGTCTGTAGAGCTTGTAGTGCCGTGCGAGCCGTACCAGGGTCGGCCTGGAAAATGGTGTCTCCGTATTGAATTTCTCGCATGGATGGAGGCCAGGCAATTTCGTCAAGAATAGCGTTTACGCGCTCGCCCGGTAAGTCACCAGCGGAGGCTAAAGTAATCGTAGAGACTTGGCTATTTTGGAAAAGTCTAAAAGCATCGACGGCGGTTATAGTTGTATAAACTACATCGGTAGCCATTTTCGGCGTAGTAGTTGTATAGCTAGTAATAAAGCCGCTAAACATCGGGTACTCGATACCTCCATAGGTGCCGCTTATTTGTACTTTACGCAAAGGCGTAAGTAATCCATAGTAAGGCCCTGCGGCATTTTGAGGGTTAAAGTCTCCATTTTGGTCCACGATACGAAGCGTTAAAGTACCCGTTTGGAAAACGTCGGCCTGAGCATTACGGCCGCGAGTAGTTGTAACACCATCGACTACGTTAGATACGTCCACGATAAGAGCGGCCGCATCGGCTAAAACGTTTGTACCTAAAAGGCCACTATCTAAAATCATAGCCTGCGCAAAGGCCGGTCCTGTAGAAAAATTAATAACCGCGTTTATTGTAGGGACGGTCATAATACGCCAGCCGTTGTAAGCGGATCTCCACCGCGGTTAAGGCGCTGAATAGTATCTTGGATAAGTCCAGCAAACTCATCTTGAGCAGCTATAGCACCTGCGTTAATATTTATATTATAGGTTTGGCCGTATCCCGAGCCGTAATTCATAGTAGGGCTATAACCGCCTAAATCCTCTTTTTGGCTAGGGGTAAGACTATTATAAAACTCTGTAGCGCTTATATCTTGGCCTAGTACGGAGGTCGCCGCAGCCGTAGCCGCTACTGTATCTAATATAGTTTTAGTTGAGATTACGGGACCTGTAACAAAATTAGTGCCACCGATATTAGTTAGCCCGCTAGAGCCTCCTGCTCCTACCTTGCTAAGTAAATTTAAGTACTCCTGTAATGCCTTAAGGCGAGCCGCATCGGCCTCGGCTTGAGCCCTAGCTATGCGATCTATCATGCTTAGCTCGGCAGACTCCCGTAGCTTTGCAAGGGTTAGGGCTGCGTTTGTAGTATTGCTCAGAGAAGCTAAACGAGCTATCTCGGTTAGTTGTATCTGTACGCGCTCGCTATAGCTTTCTTTAGCTGCTAACTCTCCCGCCTTAGTTATAGCTTCGTTATATTTACCGAAAGCAATTTGACGAGCTGCCTCTTTATCGTTTTCGGCCATCTTGCTATCGTTAATAATCTTAAGCTCTGCTAATAGCTGAGTGTTAAGCGCTGAGAGAGTTGCTTCGCTAATTTGAGTAACGCCAGCTAGTTTGGCCATGTCGGCGTTTTTCTGAAACGCTGCAAGCTCGCCTATTTTCTGTAGGGCTAAAGTCCCGTTTTCGTCCTCAATAGCCATAAGCGCCTCAAGGCGTAGGCGTGTCTCTTTGTCGTAGGTAGCCTGTAGTGCAGCGGCTATAGAGATACGGTTAGAGTCAAATACGGCCGCAGCTTTAGATAACGAAAGTTTATTTTTCTCAGCAATGGCGCTTTTCTTTTGTAGAGCTAGTAATTCCTTTTGGCGTTTGGCCGCATCGGCCTCAGCCTTAGCCCGAGCTTTAGCGTTAGCGGTTTCCTCGATAGCTTTATATCTTTCGGCTGCGGCTCCGCCATATTGGCGATCCGCTACCACACCCATAAACGCCGACCCGCTTAGTTTGTAGCCTAGTTTGGTGATAGCCATACCAAAATCGCCACCGAGTTTAGCTAAAAATACAAAAGGCGTAGCTAGTTGCCCTACTAATTCTACAACCGCGGCTAAAGAGTCTGCGAGGTTATCCACGCTCTCTGTTAAATCCTCGGTAGTTGTATCCCCTGCGAGCCTTGCAAAAGCATCGACTAAAGCGCCTCCTACGGTTTCTTGTAGATTTCCGTACGCTATTTGTACCGCTCCGACTTTACCCGCGTAAGTATCTAAGCGAGCTGCATTTTGCCCGCTATATTGCTCGGTTAGTTTTTCTTGAATAGTCAAGAAACCCGCAGCGGTTAATTCTGTTTTAGA